GCTAAGTATGCAGAAAACACAATCCGTGCAGCACTCGGAGACGACGTAGCTCGTCAATGGATCGCAGCAGCGGCAGATACTTCAGACAATAGCGGCCTCGTACCAACCAGCCAGTTGTCAGAAATCATCAACCCACTCGGAACAACCATCAGACCGTCTATTGATGCTATCTCAAGAGGTGTTCTACCTGATGCTGGCATGACCTTTGAGATTCCAAAGATCACACAAATGCCAACAGTTGCAATTGAGCCAGAAGGTGACGCATTCAGCGACACAGATCAGAACTCAAGCTTCTTATCAGTAACAGTTCAAAAGTATGCTGGACAACAGACATTCTCTGTCGAATTGCTAGATCGTACATCTCCAGCATTCTTCGATGAACTTGTTCGCAACATGGCCGCTGCTTACGCAAAGGCAACAAACGCAGCAGTAAACGCTGCACTTATTTCAGGTGCAACAACAGACGCAACAACAGTCGCAACATACCCAACAGCATCAGAACTTCTCGGAATTGTTGCTCGCGGATCAGCTTCTGTTTATGGCGCAACAGCAGGACTTCCAAATCCATTTGCTCGCAATATGGTTGTATCTACAGGACAATGGTCAAACATTATGTCACTTAACGATGCAGGTCGCCCTATCTACACAGCATCACAGCCAATGAACGCTGGCGGAGCAGTAGCACCTACTTCACTTACAGGCAACGTTGCAGGACTTAACCTCTACGTAGATCCTACAAACGGTGGCGATGGCGATGGAACAATCCTTATCGTTAACCCAGATGCTTACACATGGTACGAGTCACCAACTTACCGCCTACGCGCAGAATCAACAGCCGCAGGTCAGGTAACAATTGGTTACTACGGCTTTGGCGCAATTGCAACTAAGGTTGCAGCTGGCGCATTCAAGAACAACAAGGCGTAAGCCCATTTAAGTCGCTGGCGGGGTAGTGCCCTTCTACCCCGCCAGTCTTTAGAAAGGATCAGAGCATGGCATTGACAACAGTTGCAGAGTTACGCAGCGCCCTTGGCGTCGGCACTCTATATTCTGATGCAGTCTTGCAGTCTGTCTGCGACGCAGCAGATAACGTACTCTTGCCCTTTCTATGGAAGAACCAACAGTACATAATTGCTCACGGCAATACCGGCACAGTTGGCACTGTCTACTTTGATCAAGATATTCGCAATTACTTTTATGTCGGCCAATCGGTAACAATCTCTGGCGCAGGTTCTAGATACAACGGTACTAAAACAATTACTGGCGTCAATACTAAGTCTTTTAATGTCACGACAGCTCACACAAGCGATAACCCACGCCACACAGTTGAGCCTTATGGAATCGCAGCAGTTGAAACTTATACAGATTACTCAACTGTCCCTGCGGTTCAAGAAGCATCTCTAATGATCGCTATTGCTATCTGGCAAGCGCGCCAAGCGCCAAGCGGTCAAGGCATGACAGTCGATGGCTTTGCTCCTAGCCCTTTCACAATGTCTAACACTTTGCTTGCTCGCGTTCGCGGACTGCTTGCGCCTTACTTAGATCCGCGCTCGATGGTTGGCTAACCATGGCAGCAATCTCAACTCTTCGCGCCACTATTGCAGCGGCTTTAGTCGATAACAGCCTTTACTCGGTATTCGCATTCCCACCAGCTACTCCTATTGTCAACAGCGTAGTCGTTTCACCGGCAGATCCTTATCTGACTCCGACTAACAACAGCCGCAACAATGTAGCGCCACTTGCTAATTTTAATATCAATATCTTCGTGCCTTTGCTTGATAATGAAGGCAACCTAAATGGAATTGAGGATCTGCTAGTTGCTGTGTTTAACAAACTGTCAGCATCCTCTATCGTCTATAATGTAGGAGAGGTAAGTGCGCCTAGCGTTCTAACTTCTGCTACGGGCGATCTACTTACCTGCTCAATGCAGGTATCAGTCCTAACGAGTTGGAGTTAAAATGACCCTAAATGAATGGGAAAAAGAAAACGAAGCGTTCCTGATCAAAATCGGTCAGACCGCTCCAGCAGCACCAAAACCAGCAACTAAGAAAGATGAGGAATAAACCAAATGGCAGTATATCTAAGCAATGGGGTAGTTCTAACTGTTAATGCGGTTGACCTATCTTCTCTAGTTTCATCTGTAACTATCAACCGTTCATTCGATGAGCTAGAAGTTACAGCGATGGGCGATTCAGGCCACAAGTTCGTAAAGGGCTTGGAAGCATCATCGATCACAATCGACTTCTTCAATGATGAAGCAACATCCAAGACACTTCAAACATTGAACTCAGTCTGGGGAACAAGCACAACTGTCACAGTTAAGCAGACCTCAGCAGCGACATCAGCGACTAACCCGCTTTACACAATGTCTTGCTTGGTTAACAACACAACACCTATCAACGGTGATGTTGCAAGCCTAAGCACTCAGAGCGTAACCTGGAACGTCAACGGCACAATCGCAATCACAACAGCGTAATAACTAACCTAGGGGCAAACAATGGCAAAACTAAAGGTAACAAGGGCAGACGGAAGCGTTAACGAGTACCAGATCACTCCGGCGATCGAGTACGCCTTCGAGGCTTATGCCAAGAAGGGCTTTCATAAGGCCTTTAGAGATGATGAAAAGCAGACCGATGTTTATTGGCTCTGCTGGGAAGCAATACGTCGGTCGGGTGAAACCGTTAAACCCTTCGGAGAAGCATTCCTTGAGACATTGACGCGAGTCGAGGTCCTCGATGATGACCCTTTGGAGTAACGCGGGAGTCCTTCACCTATCTCGTAGCGAGACTATCGCTTGAGACAGGACTCTCGCCCCAAACTTTAATAGAACTAGATCACACAATGTTCAGGACTTTACTTCAAGCCCTGAAGGACAGAGCGAAGGAGCGTGAAGATGCCAACAGAAGTAAAAGGCGCAGGTAATCTCCGCAAGGCTCTAAAACAATTTACTCCTGATCTAGCGAAGGAAACCACTAAAGAGATCGGCGACTTCTTAAAGCCTGTCGTAAAGAATGCTCGAGGGTTCGTTCCTGCCAATAACCAAATCCCTAGCGGCTGGTTGGTTGGTAATCAGAAGGGCAAATGGGAGCGCGTAGCCTTCGACTCAGCTGTTGCAAAACGCGGCATCGGATATAAGACAACTCCTAGTAAGCCCAATCGCCGCGGGTTTAGATCCTTGGTATCTATCCTTAACAAGACTGCCGCCGGTGCAATTTATGAAACAGCGGGCCGCAAGTCAGGCATCGATGGTCGCTTTACTCCAAGACTTCCAGGACAACTAACTGGGCCAAGTCAGAAAAGCCAAGGCCGCGCAATGTTTAAAGCGTGGCAGCAAGATCAAGGCAAGGCTAAAGGCGCTGTACTTCAGGCGATCTTTAACTCAGCCGCTAAGTTTAACGCAAGAACAGGTGGCAAATAATGGCCGATTTAAGAATTGATATTGCATCCGAGTTCATAGGTGCAAAAGCCTTTAAGCAAGCCGATACCGCTACTTCTAAACTTGAGAAGCAAGTAACTAAACTTGCTAAGTCATACCTCGGTCTGGTCGGCGCACAGAAGTTAGCCCGCAGCTCATTCAACGCAGTCAAAGCCTTTGCAGAAGATGACAAGGCTGCTCGATTATTAGGCAAGACTTTAGATAATCTAGGACTGGGCTTTGGCGAAAGCGCTCTTGCTGTCAATAACTTCATATCAAGATTAGAGCAGCAGACAGGCGTACTCGATGATGATCTACGCCCAGCGATGGATCGCTTGCTTCGAGCAACTGGAGACGTAGCCAAATCACAGGAATTGCTGAGCCTTTCATTAGATATCAGCGCTGCAACTGGCAAGAACCTTGGCCAAGTATCGCAAAGCCTTCAAAGAGCCTTCCTAGGCCAGACTCAGGCACTTAGCCGCTTAGGCGTGGGATTAACTAAGGCTGAACTCAGTTCATTATCTTTCGAGGAAATTCAGGACAAGCTCACAATCCTGTTCGCTGGATCAGCGACAGAAGCAGCAAACACCTATGCAGGTTCACTAGCCAAACTAACTGTCGCATCTAATAACGCTCAAGAGGCGATCGGTCGCGGTCTAGTCGATGCACTATCGGTGCTCGGCGGCGGCGGAGAAGGTGGACTGCAAAATATAATTAAGTTAATTGACCGAGCATCATCAGGACTTGAGACATTCATTCGTCGCTTTGGTGTAGGACTTGCTCAGGCTAAGGCTTTACTATCTGGCGACATCTCTGGCTTTGCGGCTATTGGTCGAGCAGAAGCCAATCGAGGTCAAGGCACTTCTGGATTAACTCCAGCCATTGCAGCAGAACTCAAGAAGGCAGCAGCTGAGAAGGCTGCAATCAAACGCGCCAAAGAGCAGAACAAGATATTAAGCAAGAACACCAAAGCCATCAAAGAACAAACAGCACTTCAGAAGGCTGGAACTCTATTCGATGCAGAGCAAACTCAAATTGTGGCTGCACTCAAAGGCAAGATCAGCGATGAAGAGCGCGATCGCCTGAAGTTACAACTAGCCTTAATTACCGGCAACACAACTGAGGCTTCTAGACTAGCTGGTGAAATTGGTAAGGCTCAAGGTTTAAGTGCGGATCTTATTAAGTTCCTCAAAGACTTGCCAGATGCTAACAATCCTTTCAAGGGTTGGAAATCTTATCTCGATGCTATTGAGGCGCAGGTCAAGAGAATTGCACTAGGCGGAACTACCTTAGGCACTTCTGTAGGCGGTTCTATTGCTGACGGATCGATGGCAGGTGGCCCTATTCCTGGTAGCACTCAAGTTTATCCTGGTGACTTTGGAGATGGCGGAGCAGCTGGAGCGCCTATTGTCAGCGTTCAAGTGACACTCGATGGCCAAGAACTAACTAACGCAATCACTAGAACTCAGACTAATAACTCACTTTCAGGCGATCGCATCTCGGTCAATCGTAGAACTGGCACATTTGCCACACTATGAGCCTTCCTGCCCAGATATCCGTATCCTTCGACTTTACTAGCGGAGCAACTTTTGGCTTCCCGTTTACTATTGGCGATCCTAAATACGGCGTACTGGGTACTGGCACTCTGGCATCTACAACTACTCCAGAGCCGACGGTCGATCTAACTCCTAACGTTTACTCGATCAATATCCGTCGCGGTCACAACATTATG